GTTAATTAAGTTTTTCATATTGCTGCTATTAAGTGTTTTAACATTTCGTTGTAAAGGGCAAAAGCTAGGCGGGTGTCGGCATGGTCGTAACCTAGTGCGTCGCGTGTAGCTTCGTAAGCGTTCCAGAGGCGGGCTTCTTCTTGAATAATTTGTCGTGTTGTCATGTTGTTAGCGTTTTTGTATATGCAAATATATACACTTAATCGTTATTAACAAAAAAAAGTTGCATTTTTTTAACATTATTTTTTAAATGTTAGTATTTACGTGGGTTACAGACGCAAAATATTTTTAGAAAATTTTTAGGAAAACAAAAAAGCCACCCCGAAAGGTGGCCTAGAACAATTATGAAACGTGTAAAGTTACGTAAAAAAGTATTCGTTTATACTTTTTCGGTGTTCGTCGTAGTTAAAATGTACAAAGCCAGACTTTCCTAGTTGAAAGTTTGTAGCTACCCAGTTGCTAGAGGGACTAAAAGCGGGGTAATTGTAATACTTGAAAACGTCACTACTTGAGCTATCGAATAAGTATAGGTGCGAGTCGCCTTTTTCAAAGGTAATATCTAGGCCTTTGTTTACTAGTTGCTTCGTGTTTAGGTAACCTAGTATTTTGTTTATTTGGTTTGGATCAATCTTTGGTTTGAAACCGTGCTTTAAATTGTGGGTGTCTTTGCCGTGTGTTGTAATGAAGCAGTAATTACCCACTAGCTCGTAGTCTATAAACGCCGTTTGGTTGGTTACTTGAACGTTTTTTAGTTCGCGTTCTATGTAGTGTTTTAAAGCTTGGTTTACAAAGTACGCAAAGTCGCCGCTATGGTTGTCGTTGCAAATGTTTCGTATTTTGATAGCCTTATAATAAGGCGCAAGGCTTTGAATTAATTGTACTTTAAACATAAACCCAACGTCAAAAGCTTTTTGATTGCTCATGTTTTGGGGTAACGCGTGGCCGCCTCTAGTCGTTTGAGCATTAAACCCGTCTAAATAGTCGCCTAAATCTAGAATATAAAGCGTGTCGCTATTTTGTTTTGCTAGCGTGTAGCTTACCATTTGCGTAAGGCGTTCAAATAGTATTGTTTCATTCCATTCGGAATCGTACATACTACGCCCTTTGTCGCTGGCATCCATTCCTATATGCACGTCGGTAAAAACTAGCTTGTCAAATAGGCCGTTAAAGGTTTTAGGTTGGCGTTTTTCTATTTCTAGTTTCGGCGCATCTTTAATTAACTCTTTAAAGTCTATATTTTTAATGTCAAAATTGCTGCCAAAAGACGGATTTTTAAAGAATAAACTAGCATCGTTTGTTTTTAACCACCCGTGCTTCACGTCTTTGTCGTCTAGTCCTAGTTCGTTAGCTTTGTTTTTAATGGCTCTATATTGCGCCACTATGTCAAATTCTTCGCGTGTTATTCTAGGTCTAAATTTACTCATAAAACGTTTTTAGAAAACTTAAGCAGCCAGTTTGCAAGAAAGCCCATGCCAAACCCTATAATAAAAAGCCAAAGATTAGCTTTTGTTTTCTTATTACGTTCGGTTTTCCACTTAACTACCTCAACTTTTTCAATCATTCGTAAGGTGTCGCGCTTTAGTCTGTATTCAATACGAGTCTGGAATCGCGTTTTAGGCACGAAAGAACGCTTGTAACGCACTATCGTATCTTTTTGGACCAATACCCTTTCCCACATAATAGAGTCCCTTAAAACGTACGGGATCGAGTCAATAGAAGTTATTATAAAAGTGTCTTCTATTGTGTCGCAACGGTAACCCTTTTTAATGGCTTTACGGACGTGGTAATTTACCGAGCAACTTGTCGCAAGTATTGTAAATATTACCGACAGAATTAGTTTATTTCGCAATTTCAAAGTGCATCCAGTCATAGTTCTTTTCTTTACCGAGTGAAATAAATCCGTGTTTATAGAAGATATCAATCATTTGCTTGTATTCGGGGCGTGCAAACCTAGCCGTTCTTGAAGTTTCTTTTAGTTTGTTTCTTGCTGGGTCTAAGTCTATGGCAATTCCCCAGGCGTGCTTTGACCATGACGTACCGCCGCGCATTTTGCGAAAGTTGAAACAACCCCCGTATAGGTCTATTCCTAGTTCTACTATACGTTCGTACCCATACACGGCTAAAAGTTCGTTAAACACGTTTAAAAACGCATCTGCTACGTCTTTGTGGCAACGCATCTTTGTTACTTTGGTGTTTATGTCCCATGCTATACGCATAGGGTAAGGCAAATTGATAGTCTTTAGATACGTTCCTCTTTCGTTAGGTTGTCCGTATTTGGCTATGGCTTGCGCGGTTGTTATCATTTTAGTTCTTCTAATTGCTCTTTGCTACGGAGGGCAAAAGCTTTAAACTTGTCCCAAACGTTTACACCAGTAACACTAAAGTAACTTTCGTTAATGCTTTTAATTTCGGTTACTACGCAAAAGAAAGTAAACATTTTTGTTAACACTAGGTCAATAGCAATAAATTGGCCTAGAATGTCGGCTACTACAAATTTTTCAAGTAAGAAAATAAACACAATAGCGCCCGAGTAAAGAAGGCTTTTGCTAATCGTATGGCTTAGGCGTCGCGATCTTATAGAAACCCAGCCACCCTTTTTAACGCTGCGCCAAATACCGAAACACGTATCTAAAATGATAGCTAGAACGGCAATAAAAACGAGCGGCTTAACGGGCGCCAAAACGGCGAAAAGTGCAAAGGCTAATATTTGAGTTTTAGTTGTCATTTAAAAAACCATTATAGCGTTATTGTAACCGTTGTCGTTGTAACGTTGCCCACAACGTCCAAAACACGTACCTACGCAGTCGCACGCATCAATCATGGGGCGTAAATCGGTGTCGCGGTTTTGTAAGCTAGTGAATAACGGAAACAAATTTTTGTTAGCTAGTAACCATCTAGACAGACGGGCCTCAAAGAAACTGGCTTTTTGTGCATAATGCTCCATTGAAAACGCAACTTCGGCACGGCTTACGCTATTTGAATAGTCGCCGTTCTGTGTTTGAATACCTTTGTTTTTAAGTTGGTAAGATAGTCCGAAAACTGCATCCTCTGCCGAACGCCAAGCCACAACGGGCTGAATGAAAGCTACTAGTTCTTGTTCGTCTTGGGTTAATGTTTGATCATTGTAGGCAGCTAGTAGGTAGTTGTAAAACACGGAACCGAGAATAGGTTGTACACGCAAGTCTGATTGCGTTTTAATATACGGTGTTACGTCTGTAACGTCTACGTTCGCCGTTATTGGCGTGTTCGTCTTTAGGTAGTTTTCAGTTATAAAGTAAATCATTTCTTAAACGTTTGGGCGGGTTCTGGTTGTGCTACTACGTCGCCACCTTCAACGGGTGGCAAGCTTGCAAGCGCTCTAATTTCGTTAGGTGTCATGGTGTCAAGAACTTTTGTAGCTACTAACGGCGACATTGCGTTCAATGCGTCTTGCGTTTTACTAGCATCGCCCTCAACTTCTACAATTGTTTCGTTAATAATCTGGAAATTCTTAATAGAAAACGCCGCGCTAATTCTAGACACGTTCAATAGTTCTTGGAAAATTTCGGTTACTTGTTCGCGCAATGGAATAACAACGTTTTTTTCAAAGATTACGTAGGCTTGTTTAATGTCGGCGCCACCACCTAGCGATCCCGTTGTACGCACGCCCATTAAAATAGGGTCGATTGTATGGGCAAAACAAATTTGCTCGGTGTTTAGGTTGCTAGCTTCTTGAAATAATTTGTCGTTTTGGTTGGTTGGGATTGCCTCAATTTTAGGCATCTGCTCTGGTGAGTTTGAAAAAAAGGCTACACCTTTGCCCGCGTTGGCTGCCCCTTTCATGCGGTCTATTGTGTCGCGTAGGGTTTTCTTTTCTTCTTCGCCTTGTGGTTTCTTAGGAAACATCATAGCAAAAGATGGAAAAATACTATTTTGAATGTTCGATTTTGCAAAGTACGAAAGCTCACCCGAAAGGAAAGCGAAGTTTAAAGCGCTAGAATACTGCGGTAATGCGTAGTAGTCTTGACCGATTGACGGTAATTCGTAGGCCCATAGCTGGCATTTGTCTGGGCAAAGCGGGTGAAATGGTTTTATTTCTTCTACGTCAATTCTACTTGACCAATCCTCGCATAAATAGTAGCGGTCTTTTTTATTATTGATCCGTACCTTTTCGGGGCTTACGTTTTCGATGCTTTTAACCTTTCCTTTGTCGTCAAAATGCAACTTAAAGTAAACACGGTGGTGCATTACTAGTTGTTTTGTAACGGCTTTAACAGACTTTGAAAGCTTCATTTTCTTTTCCCAAGTGTAAAGCGCTAGCTTTTCGTCTGGTGTTAGCTTGTCCGTTTTAATTTCGTAGCCCGCACCGATTGCCGCATTAACTTTAAAGTCCACTATTGCCCCGTGTAGTGGCGACATATAGTAAAGTTGGTTTAAAGTTTCTGGAAAAAGGTTGTCACTTCCAAATGGCACGTAGCCCGCCACTTGGTAG